ATCAGCAGGGATGACACCTAGTCAGATCCTTGTCCGTGCCCGTACGGAGTCGAACCAGGGAAAAGCTGAGCCGGGAGGATTTCGCAATTGCGTGAAATCCACGCCCGGCGCGCCTGCTATTCCCGAAGAAACTCCCGATTCCGTGATCGAATCCATTCTCGCCGAGTGTGAAGATCACGGCTTCGGATTCGATGAGATTTGCGAGATCATGCATTGGCCGACCTTCGCCCTTCATGGGGCGGCCTGCTCCCGGGAGTACTCCCGGGTTCTCGGTCGCACGATCTCAAAGCCGACTCAACTCACGGAGCATGACCGCTATTGCCTGCACAGGTGGGCGTTGCGGATGGTCCGCGGCCTGGAAGAGATTCCCTTTGCCTTCCAGGCTCATTCAAAAGCCCAAGAGCGCCGACGCGCACAGGAAACCACCACGGAGGTGGCTTAGATGGAACACACACAAGATTTTGCATCCCTCGCCATGGAAACGTTGAAGAAGAACGGTTACAAGTTCACTCTTCCACGTCACGCGGTAGTGTCGGTATTAGCCTCCCTTGATGTCGCGGTCAGCGCTCACGAGTTGTACGCGATCCTCCAGGAGCGCGGAAAGCGCGTCGATTGCGTGAGCGTTTACCGCATCCTGGAAGTCCTTGAGGAACTCAGTCTGATCTACCGGATCGGAATTCTTGACCACCGGGTCTATCGCAGATTCAACCGTGAGGCTGGGTTTGTTCTCGTGAACCGGGACACGCGCAAGGTCTTGGAACTCGATGGCCTGGGACCCTGGGAAACCTACTTCGCCGCACGATGCGCGGCTCATGGCGTTCACTTCAAGCGCTATGTCATCGAAGTGGAAGTGACCGGCGATTGCGACGCGAGTGCAGATGTTCACTGTGAAACATCAGGCTGGCAATGAAAGGACTCGTCCTCACGATCAAATTGCCTCTGCCTCCGGCAGGGGCTTCCTCAAACTCCCGAAGTCACTGGTCTAAGGGAGTTAAGGACAAACGGGATTACCGCCAAGCAGCTGAGCTGTTCTGTACTCAGGCGATACGCGGGATCTCGACCAAGACACCGTTGCCATTCGCGAAGCGCGTTCGCGTTTCTTCCGAGTGGTGGCTAGGACGACGATTGCCGCAGGATGGGCGGTATCGCCCTCGTGATGTGCAAAACGCCGTGTCCGCACTGAAAGCCGCCTTCGATGGGCTCGTAGACGCTCAACTGGTCAAAGACGACAGCGCCCAGTACTTCGAGCTCGGTCGTTGTGTGCTCCATTCCGCCAAGGATAGCGGGACGCGGGGCGAAGTGGCGTTGACCATCGAGGTGCTGGAATGATTAACGTTCAGAACCTGTCGGAGTGCGTTGGGAAGTACTACCGCCAAGATGCCACGGGAGTCGTGTGCAAGGTCGAAAGCCTGCGGAAGCCAGGCGAAGGGGTATGGCTCCGATTGGTCGATGGGAATGGCGTCAATGTTAATCCCCTGAACTCTCTTGGCTCAGCGGGGGATCGGGCATTTTTGTCCGGTTTTACCGAGGTTCGGCTGATCAAGCATTGGGTCGAAGTTGAAGACCCCACCGTAGGAATAGCCGCTGACGTTGAGAGGCTCCGCCCTGTTCTGCGCAGGTCACTGCTTTCGAAGATGTCCGACATCTCTGAAATGTGTTGGGCTGCTGGGTGGATGTCAGGAATCGAGGATGCTTTGTGGGAGTGCATCACTGGCAAGCGAAAAGAGTGGGGGATGTTCGCACCATCAGTCCAGGAAATCGCAGACATGCGCCAAATCGCGCTGGTTATCAAAGAGTGGCCTGATCCCAATAGCGATGGCTTTGCACAGTTGAGCCCTGAAAAGCTGGCTGAGATCACTGAAGCGATGGAAGCGGATTCCACGCCATTCGCTATCCCTGGTTGCATTTACGAATCCGAGGGGCTTCTTTGGGTTGTTGGTTCAATCCACCAAGACGGACGAGTTGAATATCACCAGAAGGGCGATGCGGGAAGATCGTTTGTCATGGGCCCCGATGACTTCGAGAAGGTCTTCAAGAAGGTGGAGAAATGAGGAAGCCTGATGGAACGCGAATGACACTCATCGAGCAGCACATGAATGTGTGCCGTCACTTCACTGGCACTTGGGGGAATACACATTGTGCCGCTGGAGTTGAGTACGCGAAGTTCGAGACGATGGAAGGAAAAGGGCTAGCGCGGTGGCCATGCCGTGCAAGCAACAGCAGCCCTAACCATTGTGAGCATTGCTCGTATCACACGCAAGAAGAAGCAGAGGCTCGCGAAAAGCGATACGAAGAATCATTTCGGAAGACATTAATTGCTCGTAAGGCGATCATCAAGCATTGCGGCAATAAAAGATCGGTGTCAGGTTCATTGCCATGCCCGGCTTGTAACGCGGGAACGCTTCAATACAGCCGAGCTTTCAACGGGCCTGTCCATGCCGCTTGTTCAACGCCTGGATGCGTGAGGTGGATGGAATGACTTCTCAGCAAGAATCCACCCTCCTCCACACGTTGGGGCTCGACCGTCAAACCACGTCCTATCGCAACTACTACTGCGCGAATGCGGACGGTGACGAGATCTGCGACCAGTTGGTCTTTATGGGTCTCATGCGGGTCGGCACTTGTGACGATATTAGCCGCTATTACATCGCCACCGATAAAGGCATCGAGAAGGCGAACGAGCTAGTTTGGAAGCGGATCGAGGCTGACAGAAAGCACAAGAAGCCATATCAAGCCAGGCCAATTGGATGGACAGTGTGGAGCAATACCACCTTTTGGGCAGAGACTCGTTCCAAGGCTCGTTATATGGCCTTCTTGTGGTTGCGCCAAGTCGCCCCGGACATTCAGATCATCGAAGTCGATGTCCGGAGGGCCCGATGAGGCTGGCCAATGCCGAGATGGTGCCTCTCCACTCCCTAGAGATGGAGATGAGCACGCTGGGGTCGATGATGCTCAGCGAACAAGCCGCGGAGGAGGTCCTTGGGATCCTGGATGCCGACGACTTCTACCGCCCGGCCCACCGGGAGATCTTCCGCGCCATCCGGTTCTGCGTCAACCGAGCAGTCCCGCCAAGTCTTGAGTTCGTGATTCAGCAGCTTCGCGACACGGAGATTCTCGATAACATCGGTGGAGAGGACTACGTCCTACAGGTCGCTGAGTATGTACCAAGCCCGTCCAACGCGGCGTTCTACGCGCGTGACGTTGCCGAGAAGTCGATGCTTCGTCAACTGGAGCAGGCTGGACAGAACATTGTCGGCGTTGTCCACGACGGCGATAGTGGCGATGCCAGCGAGAAGCTCGACAAGGCCGAGCAACTCGTCTTCGAAGTCGGACGCAAGCGGACGGGAACCTACTTCAAACACGCAAGCACTCTGGCCAAGAACTTCTTCATTGATGTCGATAACCTGATCGAAACCGGTGAACCCATGGTCGGTCTTTCGAGTGGGTTCTCCGATCTCGACAAGATGACCACCGGCTTCTACCCTGGAAACCTGGTCATCGTCGGCGCCCGTCCATCGATGGGTAAGACGGCGCTGGTTTTGGATTTTGCCCTCGCAGCGGCGAAGAGTGGTAAAGGCTCGGTTGCCATCTTCTCACTGGAAATGAGCGGTGAGCAGCTCATCCGCCGAATGGTCTCAATGGTCAGCGGCGTGAACTCGCACGTCCTCAAGAATCCGTCGCTTTCGATGGACACCTATAAGAAGCTCGCGGACGCTTGTGACAGCATCTACACGCTTCCCATATACATCGACGACGCGTCTGATCTCACTCCCCTGGACATGCGCGGCAAGTGTCGGCGCCTTCAGGCGGAGACAGGACTGTCCCTTGTGGTGATCGACTATCTCCAATTGATGCGCGGAGCCAAGAAGACCGAGAACCGCACACAAGAGATTTCGGACATCGCAAGGTCGATCAAGTCCATGGCCAAGGAACTCGGCGTCCCCGTCGTCGCGCTTTCTCAACTAAACCGAGGTGTGGAGTCGAGAGAGGATAAGCGGCCGGTTCTGTCGGACATTCGTGAATCTGGATCGATCGAGGCTGAGGCGGACCTGGTGATGCTTCTTTACCGTGACGCCTACTACAAGGCCAAGGAAACGAAAGAGACTCCGGATTACAACCCCGACGCCGTCGA